TGCTGTAGTTTGTCCACCAATGCGAATGGTTGCTGTACTCCGGATATATTCCCATGTGGTTTTTGTTTCGCTGGATATACGCCCGTTACTTACTGCACATGTAGACTGATCTGACTTTACACGCATCCCCATAACCATTTTTTTCAACGATGCGTTTTCGTTAACACGCCTATTTGATCCACCAATATCGCAATAAGGAAATCCGTCTGGCCCATCTGCCGAAGATCCGAAGCCAAGAATAATAGCCGCTCCGGTTTGATGACCGCCGGTATCAAAAACACGTGGCGCTGCATTTGGCGTTTTATACCAGTTCTTATGTACCTCACAAAGAACCGTAAAAGGAAGATTATAAAGATTATTCTTAATCGGAACTGTAACCATATCGCTTGCGCGCGTCGCCGCCGTCGTTCCTGATATAATAAAAGATGATACACACGAACCATCCTCAACCTGAGGGGTGGCCAGATAAATATAGTCACCAGATTCAACGACACCACCTTTTTTTGGTGCGTATTGTATTGCAGAGGTTATGTAAGTTTCTTTACTTGCTTGAATCGTTGCCTCTACAAAAATCCAGCCCGTAGCTTCATCTTTGTTAACTCGTGCGGTGAGCCTGTCGGCAGCTACACCGGTGATTTCAACCAATAAAGACCGCGTATTAACAATGGTATATCCAAGATTAGATGAAGCGCTGCCATCGAAGGCTTCAAACCTGATCCTTAACAGGAGTTCCAAATCCGTTTTAAATCTGCACGATGTCGTCACACACTTATTATCGCCTGATACATCGACAGCCCCCGAGGTTGAAACTACTGCCATATTAAGGGTTGTACTTTGCCCAATTAATGATTCATTACAAACAAACTTTCCATAAGTAAAACCAAAACTATCAGTTCCAACCTCAGCGACATTCATATTTGCAGATTTACCCCAAGAAGCTGGAGTTGCTGAATTCAACATGTAGTTGGTTCGCTGACCTTCAATCAATAAACCTTCTTTTTCAAATCGTGGCTCATTAATTTCCGCCGTTTTCAGTTCGCCAGATTTGTTGATATATGTTGCCGTTGATGCGCGACTGAAATTAACCTGTTTATCACTGGCAACCTGAACCACATTATCACCAATCTTCACTTTTTTATAACCCGGAGAATAGCCCGTAATCATATCCAGCGAATCATTAAAGGGTATCCACACATCCGGCAGCGGCTGTAAAACATATCTGTACGGCTCTGCTGTCTGGTTTGCGTATTCTCTGGCAGCATCTTCACTTGCTTTTGCTGCCGTCTGGCTTGCTGCCGATGCTTTCGCCGAGTTCGCCGCCGCTGTTTCGCTCACCTTTGCGTTGGCTTCACTGTCTTTGGCATTCGTCTCACTGGTTTTCGCTGCCGTCTGGCTGGATTTTGCGTTTTTTTCGCTGGCCTTTGTGGCTGTCTCGCTATTTTTCGCGCTGGTTTCTGATTTTTTGGCTGCTGTCGCGGAGTTTGCCGATGCAGTCTGCGAGGCCGCTGCCGCCTGTGCGCTGTTAGCTGCATTCGTTTCTGAGGTTTTCGCCGCGTTCTTCGATGATGCCGCTGCAGTTTCGGATTTCTTTGCTGCCGCTGCGCTCTGTGATGATGCTCCGGCATGACGTGCCACTTCATTCACCATCAGCTCAAAACGGCGCAGTGCCTCCGGCATGACATCATCTTCCGTCATGGCGCCGAGAAAATCATTCAGCGTACCTGGTCTGGAACCTTCATAGACGGTAATGGTCCCGGCATGTGAAGGCGGAAAATCTTCAACCAGCAGGGTGACGCTGTACTGGCCATACTCAACATCCATGCTGTAACGCCCGGCTTCATCCGGATTTTCAGAGGCCACCGTGTTCACCACCACCGTGCTGCTGGTCCGTCTGGCCTTCAGCACAATGGTGCAGTTCTGTACTGGTTTTCCTGTGCCATCTTTAAGCACGCCAGAAATTTTTACTGTCATACTTTTCCACCAATAAAAAAAGCCCGCAGCAGTGACGCCACGGGCTTCAGGACAGTGTAACTTTACGTTTCCTCAAACGCAGTTCACCCCATAAGGCGGATGAACCTGCGTATCATAACAATATTTACAGAAGATAAATCGGCGTCTGTTGTCAGAAACGGTATCCGATACCAACAATAAATGCATCCGTTCGCCAGTCGCCACTGCCGGAGCCTTCATAAGCAATATCAATGGCCACGGATTCGGTCGGGTTAAACTGCACGCCAGCTCCCCACGCCAGAGACGTGTTGCTGTGGCGATCGTCATCACTTCCGGTCAGCACATCGTGCGTTTTCCCCTTGTTGTCAGTTACGCGGAGATAATCCCCGGAGAACGTCGACACACGGCTGTAAGCCACACCTGCCATCGCATAAGCACTGAACCATTCATTCACGCGTACAGATGGCCCCGCCATCACGCTGAACCAGCGGTTACGCACGGAATCTTCATGCCAGCGGGTATCGCTGTAGTGCGTTTTTTGCTCATCCTCAGCATTGGCATAACTGAAGGACGTAATCAGCCCCAGCGCGTCCGTAAACTCATAACGGTATTTCACGTTAATCCCGTTCAGATTATCGCTGCCTGGCATATCAGTGTGGGTCTGAAGATACCCGGCGCTTAGTGTGGACTGATGCTCTGCTGCGCTCGCTGGCGTACCAGCGGCAACCAGCCAGACTACTGCGGACAGAATAACAGCACATAATTTACGCATAATTACCTCTCGCTTTTCTGCAATAAAAAAGGCGCCATTTCTGGCGCCCGTATTGGGGTTATAAAATTCAGCTAATCGTGATGCCTGCAGTGGCTTTCTTCATCACAACAACCAGCAAATCGCTGATACTTGCTGTGGGATACCAGCCATTTACCCACCATGCTGATACAGAAAACTCCAGCGTCATGTGGCCGCGACCAGCAGGCATATCAATAACACCACTGTAAACCAGCGTATTATCCATCGCGGTACGGTTATAAATTTCAGCACCGTTTTTCTTCACTATCAGGCGGCATGACGAATAAGTATCGCTGTTCTCCCGCTCATGTCTGGCACCGCTGAAAGCCACCGCCGGAATAACAATCTGCCGGTTAAACGGCTGATCGTCATAAATCCTGACGGTAATGGTCCCTGATGGCCACCGCTCCGGTGCCCGGGAGTCCCGCGGAAAAGCCTTACCCACTGTTTTAACGAGATCGCCTTCAATCTGGTTTGCAGACAGTTTTCCTCTGATGACACAGTTCTCGTTAATGGTGACATTATTGAGCGTGCCGGTATTCGCCGTGATGGCTCCACTGATATCCGCATTGCGGGCTGTCAGCCTGCCATCCGGCGTCAGGGAAAACGTCGGAGGATTGCCGGATGACGTGATGCTCACCGCAAACAGTCGCTTCAGGAACACGTCGTTCATGAACAGCTGATTCCCCTGCGCCACAAACAGCGGCGTGGTGTTGCCGTTCTCCGGGGTAATCATCGCAATGCGATCGGCCTGCAGCAGAATGTTACTCAGGGTCTGACCATCAACATCCTCAATCCCCGCGCCAATCCCGGCCACATAGGGAATACCGTTTTTTGTTTTCTGCACCTTCAGCATATACATGGCATTCAGCTCATTGCGCGTGTCTGACTGAACCCGCTGGATTTGCTGTATGGTCACGGCCTGGTCACCCAGCTTTTTATCCGTGGTCGAGGTAATTTCACTCCCTTTTTTATCCACGTACTGGCGGACCTGTGCTATCTGTCGGGCGTTTTCTGACTGCCCCTGGCTGACAGTCTGTGAGATTTCACTGCTCACCCGGTCCACTTTCTGGCTCACCTGCGCGATGGCCAGTGTCTGGTCCTCATTCTTTTTCGCAACCAGCTGCGTGAGGCTGTTTTCCGCCTCCCCGATTTTCCGGGTCACTTCTGCGATATCCGTGTCCATCCGCTGACGGATGTCTTCTTCCAGTTGCGTGACCTCCGTACGCAGCGCTGAAGCATCAATGCGCTCTTTCAGTGCCTGACCCAGAAGCGTCTCATCTATCAGCCCCCGGAAAATTTCCAGATACCCTTCACCATCATTGCTGGGCTGCCCGCTGGCTTCCACAAAAGCAGATTTTCCCACCAGGTTGACGCTTCGCACGTAAAACCAGAAATCCGTCCCCGGCTTAATCCGGCTCCCCTGGACAGTCCACTGACTGCCGGTCCCCAGATAACGGGCAGATTTTTCCACCTGTGCCGTGTTCGTGATGCGTTTTTCTGAGAACCAGAATTCAAACTGTACCGTCGGGTCATACACCGCAAGACGCGGGACCGCCGTTATCTGAAAATACCCCGGCGTCAGCTCAATGGTGGCGGGTTTTGCAGGTGCGTTAATCCGGAAGGTGGTGGTGGCAGGTTCACCCTGCTGGCCATAGCTGTTTATCGCCCGCACCGTCAGGGTGTATTCCCCGAGCGGCAGGCCGCTGAAACGGTGCTCCGTGTCTGCGGTGATGGCAGTGGTCACCAGTCTGGCATCCGTTCCCTTACCACTGGTCAGGCGCAGACTGAAGCGCACGCCCTTCACCACCCGCGGCGTGTCCCATTTCGCCTGCGCCAGATACTGGCCATCAGCTGCGCTCACCTCCACCGTCAGGTGCTGCACTGCCGGTGGGATAACGCTGTTCAGGGTGCCTGACTGCGGCTCAAAGCGGGCACCGTTATCCACGATGGCTTCTTTTTCCGGTACGTGCTGCACCGCCGTGATGGCAAAGGTGCCGTCCGTGTTTTCCCGGATGGAGACACAGCGGAACAGGCGACGGCGCAGTGACGGCAGGGAGAGTCCCCACACCCCGTATGTCTCCACACCATCAGGCAGGGTACTGACCTGTATCCGGTCCGGCGCGGGGTGTGCGGTGATGTCCACACTCACCGGCTTACCGCTGCCGTTAATCAGGTTCACCGCTGATGTACCTGTCTCCGGCAGGGTAACCTCACGGTCCAGCGTCAGGGTGCGGGTGGCAGCATCAATGGACAGGACACGTCCGCCGGTCAGGGTCCCGGCATAGTCATTATCACAGATTTCAATAATGTCACCGGGTGTGTGACGCAGCCCCTGTGACCCGAGCGTGAAATCCACCGTCTGCGTTTCCAGCAGTTCGGTCTTTATCACCCACAGCCCGGCACGGTGGGCCTGACCGCGGCTGGTACAGCCGAACGCGTCCATCTTCAGCAGGTTGCGTCCGTAGCGCAGTATGGCTTCCGGGTCTTCCACCAGTTCCGTGGAGGTCTGCCAGCCGTTCTGCGGGTCGGTGTAATTCACCTCCACCGCCGTGTGCCGGTCCTTCAGGGCACTGAAGCTGTAGCGGAAACCCACGCCGTTATCATCCACCACCACATCGCTGCTGGTGTACGGCCACACCACATCCGACGGGCGGTCCTGAACAAACGTCAGCGTCTGACCGTTCCATACCGGCATACAGCGCATCGCAGAGCAGAAATCACTGAGAACGTCCCACGCCTTACGCTGTTGTGCCAGGTACGCATTAAAGGTCATCCGCGGCTCGGTCCCCCCGAAACCATCCGGGACCGTCTGGTCGCAGTACTGCCCGATGGCATACAGCGCCCACTTGTCCACATCCGCCACCCCCAGACGTTTTCCCATGCCGTAGCGCGGGTGAGTCAGCATGTCCCACAGGCACCAGGCCGGGTTGTTGCTGTATGCCGGTTTCAGACTGCCGTCCCAGATACCACTGTACGTGCGTTTTTCCGGGTCATAGTTTGACGGCACCTGGATGATGCGACCGCGGATATGGTAGTTCACCGTCATCTGCTGGCCGCCGAACTGCTCCGCATCCACCTGCAGCCCCACAATGGCCGTGTTCGGGTAGCACTGTTTCACATCGATGATTTCGGTGTATGACGACCACAGCGTCTTATTCTGCAGCTGGTCCGTGGTGTTGTCCGCCGTCTCCCTGACCATCCGGATGTTAAAGGGCCGGGGAGGCAGATTATCCAGAATCACCGAGGCCAGGAACTGCGAGGTGGTCTTGCCGTTAATGGTGACATCCTTTTCCGTCACCCAGCGACCATTACGCTGTAACTGAATCAGAATCCGGACAGAGGAAGGATTACGGTCGCCCTTTGACGTGGTCTGCACCAGTGACTGCACCCCGAAGGTAACCCGCAGGCGGTCAATGTTCGCGGACGTAATGGTGCGCGTCACCGGTTTTGCCTTCGTCACTTCCACGCCCAGTCCGGTTTCAGCTCCGGAGGACTCAAAGCCTTCCGGTGGTGTCTGCTCCTGCTCCCCGGCGCGCCAGACCGCGGTCACACCGTGTATCACGGGATTACCGTCCGTGTCCGTCAGCGGGGTTTTGTTCACCAGGATACTCTGCAGTCCCTTCACCGGACCTTCTATCGGTCCCTCACCAATCGCATCAATCACACTCATCATCTGCGTGGATTTGAGATTATCCTTCGCCTCGCGAGGCGTGTGTGCCTTACCGCCACCTTTTCCCATACAGCCTTCCCCTGAATAAATTAACCGCCACTTGCCATTCCGTACAGAAGTCGGATATCCTTCGCCCGAAAAGCATGAAACACATTTCTGCCATGCTAAAGAGAAACCCCGGTATCAGCAGATACCGGGGTTTTCTTTCATGCCCACCGATAATCCTGTTGGTTAAAACCGGTAATGGCATAAAAATTCTGAATATCTTCACATTTTCACAAACTGACTGTGGCGCGTATAATTTCTCTGCGTTAATTTTTTTGTCGTGATATAAGAATAATTCCTTACACTTAATCTTCGTAACTCTCCCGCAGTTCCTGTCCGCGATCACTGCGGGATTTTTTTATTCTTTTTACCCCTGCCGCCCGATAACCACGACCTTTCCGCCCCCGCCTTCATCACGGGTGCTGATGTCCTGGGATATACGGCGGGAGCCAACCAGCATTTCCCCGTAAGGCACCGGCATCGGGTTCCCCTGGGCAATCATGTTATCCAGCGAGGAAAAGTACGTGTTCTGTCTGCCGTTATCCGTTGCGCGGTAATCCGGTGTTTTTGCCTTCGGGGCCAGCATCTGGGCCACACCGCCCAGTATCATGCTGGCACCCAGTGAAAACAGCATCGTGGTGGCAGAAAAACCGCCGGCACTCAGGGCTGTACCCCATAACGCCATCGAGGCACCGGCAGTGAAGAAAGAGCCCACGATGGCTGCCGCCCCCAGCACAATCTGCAGTCCACCCTTTCCGGCCCCGGCCAGTCGCGGCACAATGTGGATGACCGTTCCCTCACCCAGCTGTTCGTGAAGACGGGCATACACCGCCTCCGGTGCCGTGTCATCACCGGCAATACGTATCTGGTACCAGCCTTCGTTCATCTGACGGCGAAAGCCCGGCATCTGCATCGACAGGGCGCGAATGGCTTCCGCTGCCGTGTTCACATACAGGCTGAGGCGGCGGCCAAATCGTTGTAAATCCCCGTAAAGGCGGATGCGTGCCAGTGGCGGTGACGCCAGACTGAATGCGTTCGTCGTTGCCATTTTTCGGAATACCTCTCCCGTTTACTCAGTTGTTCAGGAATATGGTGCAGCAGCTCGCCGTCACCACAGTAAACGGCGGCATGATTCGGCACCGATGAACCAAAGCAGCACAGCAGCACATCGCCTGCCTGTGCAGAGGACGGAGACACCCGGCAAAAGCCGTTTTCCGCCAGGTTGTCCAGGTACAGGTTCTGGCCGTTGCGCCACCAGTCATCCTCGCGATGAAAATCCGGCATTTCAGTCCCCGCCAGATGATAAGCATCCCGGAACAGCGTGTAACAGTCCGTCACCCCGTGCTCAAAGCGCCGTCCCGTCAGATGTGGCACACAGCGGAATTTGTGAATGTCACCCCGGCAGACCAGCCACCAGGGCAGTGCGCTTTTTATCTGCAGCCGCCGGTCAGCCTCGCTCAGCCAGGGCAGCCCACCGGGATGACTGTGGACCAGTGCCACAATCTCCCCCTGCATCTCTGCCCGCAGCCAGTCTTCCGGTGCGATACGAAAATACGCCTCCGGCTCTGCGGAAATATTCACACAAGGGATATACCACTCCCCCTCCGGCGTGCTTATCACGAAGCCGCACGACTCCGCAGGCGCACACCGCCGGGCATGCGCCAGAATCGCTGATTCAGTCTGTGTCATAAACCGGGATTTACTGCGAAAGTTTATTAATGGAAAGGAAACCGCCAAAATTGCCGACATTCCTGCGCAGTTCACACCCGCGCATGCACTTGCTGCATCTGTCCTTACGGATATCCGTGGTGGGTTTATCGAACTCATCCGCCACAGCCCCGCCCGTGTAACCACACTCATCAGAGCGGTAGGTCCACATACAGGTGTTCGCCAGCATGATACGACCGGGAAACAGCGCCCCGTCCGTCTCGGTCGGTGTGGCCAGCACAAACGAGGCCGTCATGGCTGTCAGCTGCGACATCTGCTCCACCACCCAGCGGTCACTCAGCTCCTGCTCCGGGTCCGCCTCCGGATTGCCCGCAACGAAATTCACCGCATCCAGAAAACGGGCATACACCCGGCGGCGGACCACCGTGGCCCCCACCAGACTCTGCAGGTCTTCCGCCATCCCGGTGACCAGACCAAACAGATTGGACACCGTCAGCGATGGTCTGGCACTGCTGCCCTTCCCGTTCATCTCAAAGCCACTCCCCTCAATCGGGTACGCCTGATATTCACGCCCCTGCCAGGTCACCGGCTCCCCTTTTTCATTCAGCTCATTGCAGAAAAAATACCGCTCACCGCCCTGCACCGTCAGGTCGATTTCCCAGAGTACCACCCGCGGTGACTGCTCTGACTTAACCGACTCGTTCAGACTTTCTTCGTGAATATCCTGCATCAGTTCACCACCTGCTCAATCGTACAACTGAAATCACTGTACCTGGCGTTATCTGTGACGCTCCACTCCCGGCATACCACCCTCACCGTCCGGTTATGTTTCGGCGGTCGCCACAAAAAGGCACGGTAACCACCATGCCAGGATAAAAATTCATCCAGCCAGCGCCGGGTTGGTTCATCCGTCACCCGGAACACCGCCTGAAACGTCTTCAGTCTGGCATTAAGTCCCGTCGGTCGGCGCTGTTCATAACCGTCACCAAACCGAACCCTCACCACCGACGGTTTCTCACTCACCTGCATCCCTTCACGCGGGACCAGATGCAGCGTTTTTATCTCAGCCACTCAGCATTCCTCCGTCACGTCGCATGGACAGCATCACCGCCTGCACCCGCTGGTCAATCAGCTGCACAAGACTGCCTGCCGCCTCCGGCCCTATCTGTCCGTTAGCCCCGTCATTCTGAATGGCGATGTGGTAGACCGGGGAATACACCAGACCGGCACTGCCGTTCATACTGCCCACCGCGCGTACGCCCAGCGAGCCATCCGCCGCCCGGGTCAGGGGCATAATGGCTTCAGGTCCGGCTTCCCCCATCAGCCCGGCCCCTTTTGCAAACGCAAAGTACGTGGGCGTGTCCACAATGCTGTTGCTGTACGCACTCAGGTTTGCCGAGGTATACACGCCGCCTTTTGCATTGGCCACCGCACCGCCCAGCCAGTCACCAATGCTGCCAATAAATCCTCCCGCACCGGACATACCGTTTGCCGCCGTCTTAATTCCGTTGACAATCGCGGCATTCATAAGAACTTTTGAGATTTCCTGCAGTACGGATGAGGCCCAGTTGCGCCATTCCACTTTGTTTCCGTTCAGCATCTCCGTGATGTTATTCACCAGTCCTGAAATCCCCTCCGTTGCCAGCTGTGCTGCCTGAGAGGCGTAATCGGATGCATTGTCCACCCAGTTACTGAGCCCCTCCTGCAAGCCTTTCTGCCAGTCCGCACGCTGCGCATCCGATTCGGCATAAAAGGCTGCCTGGTCCTTAAGGCGTTCGCTCAGATACTGCGCGTTCTGTGCCCGTGCCTGTCTGTAAAAATCCTCACTGATATCCCCGGTCTGATACTGAGACTGAAGGTCCGCATCCTTCTGGCGGAAGCTGTCGCGGATCTGCTGCAACTCCCGCATGCGTTCCCTGGCTCGTTCTCCCTGCCCGTACCCCAGCAGTTCGGCTTCATTTGATGCACGCGCAGCCACATTATCATTCTTCAGGGTCTCTTCCCGGGATCGCAACTGTTCCCGGATTTTTTGCTGGTCAATCAGGGCCGCATTGCGCAGCAGTTCCTGCTTCTGTATCTCCGTCAGGGTTTTCAGTTCGCCCTGCGCTGTCTGGTACTTCAGCTTCGCCAGCTCTGTATTCTGACCCGCCAGTGCCAGTTGCTCTTTCTGCTGCTTCAGTAGCCGGGAAAAACTGTCTTCCGCTTTTTCCGTCTCTGATTTTCCACCCCGGGATTTGGTTTTATTCGCCTCGTTATTGCGCCAGGCTTCCAGGGCATTACTGATATAACGTTGTCTCGCCTCCTGATACGGATCACCCACAAAACCGAGGTCATCCGCCGCATACCCCAGTCGGACACGCTCTTTTTCTTCCCCTTTCAGTCTGGACAGGGCCAGCTCACGCTCTGTTTTTGTCAGGGCGCTCTGCTGTTTATTATCCAGAGTGGTCTGTGGCAGCCGTAACGGCACATTCACCAGTCCCTGCCGCTGCTGAAGCAGTTCATTCCCCAGCCCCAGCAGACGGTTGAATTCCGTATGCTGAACATTCGTCTGCAGTAATGCCTGGTATGCCCTGTTCTGCTCTGCCGCCTCCTCACGTATCCTCGCCACACGGTTGTATTCCAGTGACGCCAGCGTTTCCTGTACAGACTTCGCCTTTTCCTGTATCTGTGTCAGGCGTGACTGCTCGACCGCCAGCCTGCCGGTTGCCTCCGCAAGGCCGTGGGTTATAATCTCCGCACCTGAACCACCCTGTGGATTTTCCTGCAGCCAGCGCTGATAGTCAGCAATCTGTGTTTTCAGTCCCCGGACTTTACTTTCCTGCTCAGCAATCAGACGATTCTGCTCTTCCAGTGCCTCGCGGGTTTTACCCTCATTATCAGCCAGTTCCGGAAGGGTCATTCCCGGTACCTTTGCCCGGATTTCATCAATCGTCGATGCATACTGACGGGCGGACTCCCTGGCCTGTTCCTGATTCTGGTACACCGTGTACCAGGCACCGGCTCCCAGCATCAGTAAACCGGGTATCCCGCCGACAAGCGAAAGCAGGGATGCCGCGCCACTTTTCAGCATTCCCGTAACCGACGTGGCATTCTCCAGCGCCTTCCTCGAGGCCGCCACCGCCTGATTCGACTGTACCAGTGCGGCATTGGCCACAATCATGGCCCGGCGTTTTGCGACGGCATTCTGTGTGGCCAGCGCCTCCGCACTGGTGTTTCTGGCCAGTGCAAGTTCAGCCTGTGCCAGTTGCCAGGCACGTTCTGCCGCCAGCGCGTCAGCTGCCGCCTTACGCTGCACCTGAACAGACGCATCTGCCTGTGCGGCTGCCAGGGCAACCGTCCCGGACTTCGCCGCGATCAGCTCTGTGGTGGCCTTTCCCACGCCTGCGGCCATATTGCCAAAGTACCGGGCCACCCCGACAGCAACCAGCACGCCCGCCGCCGCGGCCACATTATCAATATGTCCGGCCACACCATTCAGCACGCCGGAGAGCGTTTTCGTCGAGCCGCTGGCCTCATTCACACCGCCCACCCAGGCCATAAAGGCGTTTTCCACCTTTGTGATACTACCGGAAACCGTTTCCGGCATGGCCGCATATTCATCACGTAATATCCCCAGCTGGCTGATTAACGCAGG